CCTTGTGTAGTGGTAAGCTGCGTTTGATATTTACTCACCTTTAACGTGTACGCCGGCGCACAAAAAAGCGGACCCAGCCAGGGGGCTGGGTCCGCTTAAGCGGGGTAAACGGAGCAAATAGCTCAACGCTAATCAACTCACAGTGACAGCGTGGCGTCTATCACTTAGGCTTTATAGCAGTTGTCGACCCAGAAGGCAACGGCTTCGCTTCGCTCTGTATAGTTTTTTGCGCTTCCGTTTGTATCCGCTGAATAATCGGGTCCGCGTCTTTGCCCGGGAGTACAGCATGGATATAGTTGACGATATCCTGCGCTTGTTCGACTGTCAAAGCAGCCGCGTCCGATCGCACTACAGGTGGCTTTACATCCGCCGTCTGTGCAACTGCCGCTCCAGCTAAGCTCAAAGCCCAAGTGCCTGCAAGCAAAAGTCTAATCATCTCGAAATTCTCCTATGTTTTTGAAGACGATATATCTCGCCCCGTTGATGTATAACAATAACATGCAACTCTTGTATAGCCTTAATCATGGCCCACGGGTTCACCTCATCCACGGAGAGCATGGTGCCGGCGGCGTTTTCCTTGTCGGCCGGCACGATGTCGTCCTCGACATCATGCACCATCTCGGGGTGGATTTTCTGAAGTTCTTGCGCGATGGGACCAATGGTCTTTTCGCCTGTGGCGTTGATTTTATAGGCGTGGACCGGGAGACTATCGAGATACGCCAATTGATCGCCCGCTAGGCCGTAGTCGGTTTTCAGCCGCGCATCCGAAGAGCAAGACCATCCAAACGCGCCGGTCGAAGGCGAGCCTATACAGGTCGCCGTGCTATTGGCGACGCTGATCATGGGTCCAGATTCCGAAGAATCGCCTATTGTTAGTTCCCCGTCCCACATTGTGCCGGAGTAGCTTGCCACCAAGCCCGTAGAGGTTTGCGGCGTGTAAAAGTGAGTGTGAGAGTTACCGACCCGGTACACCGTCGTGTCCTGGGTATAGTCCGCGATGCCGGCATCGCTGATTCCGCTATAGCCGCCCGCATTATTGCCCATCATGATACCAGCGTGAAAAGCCGTACCCGCTGTGGAGTTGACGATATAAATCGCAGCTTCATTGGGCGAAACGCCCGACGTTGAATTGCCGATACTGTCGATCAACAGACTGCTTGCGCCCGCAGACGGCATACAGCTGCTGGACGGAGCCCAGGGAACGCCGGGGTCACAGTTGCTATTTGTAAGCACAATTTCTTCGCCTACTCCGCCTGCCGAGCCAGTGGTGAGTTGTTGCGATGTCGCCAGCGCCCAGCATTTCGGCGCGCCAGACTCACAAAGGTTCGCGAAGTAAGCCGTCACCGCTTCAGCGCCCGAGGTAGAGACGGCGTTACTGGTCAGGCTCACCGCAAATCCAATCTGGGATTTGTTGCCAGAGGCTGTGGTGCTGATTAAACGGCAATCATTAGCGGTTGGGTTATTGCCATCACCAAACACCGCACAGCTCTGCGTATTAGTAGAGCCAGTGTAGGTGCTCGTCCCCGCAACAGACAGGTTTCCATAATCCGCGAGGTTTCCGTTGTCGGCAATGCTAAAAATTACTGCGCTGTATGCTGAGTTTACTATCTCGAAATCGCCACCAGTGCCAATACGGAAATATTTATTCGGCGTTGTCGCTCCCGAAGCCGTGTTGCTCATGTACCAAGCCCCGCCACCCGTATTGGCGATCTCTAGGGAAGAGCTGGCCAACAGCCCAGTTCCTGTGAGCGTAAGCGTCGTGCCTGTGACACCGCCGGTAAAAGTCGCCCCGGACAAAGCAGCGTATGAGGACAGGGAAGATATCGTAGCATAGGTACTGGCCGCAACGCTGGTCGTTAATGGTGATGCAAGGTTTGAGCTGTCCCACGGCGTAGCGCCGCCAAACGTCGGTCGTGAAGGAAAGGTCCATAGCCCCGTTGGCCCCATGGTTGTTGTTGGGCCACTGGACGGCGTGTAAAAGTACATAGTCCCAACAGCGCCAAGCGAGCTATTCACAGTTCCAGCCATATAGAGGCTCGGGCCATTGTTGTTTGTAAATCCATAGCTTGTGACTGTGGACGTCGTCATGGAGCCAGCGTTGTACGCGGTAGTGCTGATCGCGGTTGTACTGATTGGACCGGTAAAAGTCGCGCTGGAAAGGGGCGCGTAGGCTGAAAGTGCAGACGTGGTGGCATAGCCTGATAGCGTGCTATTGAGGACAACAGCGCCGGTTCCTTCCGTCGAGAACTGCGCAAGCGTGCTGCCCGAAATACCCAGCAAATCGCCGCTCGCCCCGCTGTTAACCCCCGTAGCGCCTACCGTGATCGATGCCGCCGTGGCTGTGATCGTCGCGGATGAGCCTAAACAGGCGGATACAGTATTGATTGTGACGCAAGGAGAAAGCGACCCCAAGGTTGATCCGTTGGCGTACAACACATTTCCGCTGACGCCACCGCTGATCGCGGTGCTGCCGACCGCAAGAGATGCCCCAGTTGTGGAGATTGTGCAGGCCGTCAAGGCTCCAACATAGCCCACGTTGCAGGTCGTGCCGTTGGCCTGAATGGCTAATGGTGCATTGGATGGACCTGCAGTAGGCACGCTAGAAAAGTTACAAACGCCAGAAGCCCGAGTACAGCTTAAAACGCTATAAAGGTAGGACCCACTATCGGCGTATGCGTACATGATAAAATTTGATCCGGCGTTACTTCCGCTCTCAGCGGATGAATCTACGTCGAGAGACCATCTCGCCGAACTTCCTGTGTAATATGAAAATTGTCTATAGTAACCAGATGCGCTAGATAATGTCGCACTCGTTCCTGATCCAGTGGTTGATCCTAAACTCAAACCCTGTAATTGCGCAGACGGAGCTGATATAGCGCCCGATAGTGAGCACCCGGTCAAAAGGCAGACGTTTGCCGGGTTTGCGGGTGTGTAGCCCAGCGCCGTTAAAACCTGTGATGACGTCAATCCCGTAGCGCCTGCGATGCTGAACGCGTTGCCAGACGTGGCGAAACCTCCCGCCGCGTTGACCGCGTTAGCTGCTGCCGTGAGCACTCCTGTACCCGCGCCCGTCAGGCCTGACAGGGGCGCTGCGCTGGCCGTTGTGGCCGTGGCCGCATTGCCTGTGACGTTGATGCCCCACGTACCGCTTGCGCCTGAGCCTGTGGGCGTGGGAGGCGTGTAACCCAGGCCTGCGGTAATTTGACCAGACGATAGAAACAGTCCGGAATACGTGCCGTTTAACCGTCCCGAGGGCAACGTACCGCTAATTTGGTTGCTAGAATTCGTCCCCACGCCAGCGGCGTCAAATGCCGACGTCGGCTGATAAGCCGCCGATTGTAATCCAAGTAAAGAAGCAATACTTGGAGATGATCCTGTAATTGGTATTTCGCCTAAAATACCGTTGTTATCATATTCTATATATTGATTTGTTCCACCGCTAACGACAGTTGAACCAATAGTAAGATAATTGGTTACCCCCGCAATTGATCCGCCAACGAGAACATTTCCAGGATAATAAGCTTGCGCTTGTCCGCTAGAATTAAAACTATAATTCCATTGCGCCGGTTGAGCATAAGCAGATGTTGTAATGAGCGCAGCAAATGATGAAATTGCCGCAACAGATATCACAATTAGCGCAATAAATAATGAAATGAGTATCTTTTTCATTGCGACACATTCCATTCGTAATATATTTTGTATATTTTTCTCGCTAACAACGCCGCGCCAGAAAAGTTTATGACGACTGTATTCGTCGTTTGTCCAGTTACATTTAAACTTCCCAATTCTTGATCGCAAGAAAAGAAAAGTTGAGGCGGGTTTGCTGTAAACGACAAAGTCACAGAACCGGAAGACGCCGCGCCACTGCCTGCCGTTACATAAATATATCCGTAGCCCGAGCCGATAGGCGTTTCAACGCCAGCGCCACCGCCTGTACCGAGCCCGCTGGTAGCCGATACGGCGGGCGCATTAGGCGGTGAGGATAGGACGGGAGGAAGATCGCCATATTGTCTCATAGGACTGGGTCCTTTCCGGTCTCGATCATAGAGATGATCATTGGTCCGCGTTTACCGACTTCTGAATACCAATCCGATGTTTTCAGCTCTTGAGCTGCGAGCGACCATTGACCAGAAGACATATAGTTCACAAAGCTTTTAAACTCTGCAAATACAGTCGGACCCATGTTAAACATAAGGTTAATCACAGCTCTAGACCTGACCGGATCAAGAGTTGAAAAACAAGGATAGGCTTTCAAGGCTTGTAAAGCGTCATAGATCGCCTGATTATACAGACCTTTGATAACCCATCCAGGTAGGCCGTTTGCTGTAAAATTCCAGCCGATGCCGCCCGTAATATTCCCCCGACTGTCCATATAAAGTTTAGTCTCATAGCCTTCGCACCAGACCATCTCAGCGTAAAGCGGAGGATCAAAGGACACATCGGGGGAACAGACGGCGGTCATTGTTTACAGACCCGCGACGCCCAAAGTTGACGTTGTGACGGCCGTCGTCGTCGTGGTAGAAGTTGACGACGCAGACTTAGCGAGAGCCGATTGCAGCTCGGCAATGACAAGCTCTAGGACCGTATCGGCCATCCCTTCAAACCCTGGACCGCCAGGAATAGCCGCCAGTGCGATATTGGCGATACCGACGGCTAGGGCCGGAAGGGCGCTCTCAACGGCGCTCGCCGCATTAGAGACAGCCGTCTTGGCTGTCGTAATCTGCGATTGTTGCCCGGCCGGAGTTGCGTTCTCGACTTTTTCAAAAACGCTCACGAGATCATGAAAAAATACAGTTGCGTCTGACATATAGTCCTCCAAATCTGTTTTCAAAGACTGAGGATCAGTCTTTGTGTGGTAACGTTTCCATAGTCCGCTTTCAGCTCTATTCTTAAAATTTGTAATGATCAGCACATAAACAACTTCGATCGCGTGTGCTAACCAATGCCAAAAATTAGCCGATCGCAAAACTTCCACTTTTTGATGAACTTCGGCGGACATAGGATTAAACGATCTGAACCCCATGTTTTGCCTTCGCCCAATCGCGAAGTATATCGCAAACGCTCAAGCCATACTTTTGCAATGCTTGATCGAGTGCGTAGAGATCGAGAACAAAATCTCGTAGCCCAATGGGCGGCTCATCTGGTACGTCTTCAGAATTGACAAGCGCGTCTTTTTCAAAAGTGTTATCTGGAACCATTTTAATCTCCTAAATTTCCGCTACAACTTTTCCGAAAGCTTTGGCGGTTTCGCCAGGGCTGGCGACTGCTCCAGTATTCGAGAGCAGTTGCCACAGTGCGACCAGGATAACCAAAGAGCCGACGATGATCAATCCAAAACGAACGAAATAGGACTGTATAGTTCCAACAATACCCGTTGTCGTTCCACTTGAAGCGCTCGAATTTGAAGTAGAAGCTGAAGATGTAACATTTGGCAAAGTTGCGCCAACATTGTTTGAAAGATCATAGGCAAGACCTTGGGGAGAAGCACCGTTTCCTGTTACACTTGGCCAAACGCTAGCTAAAGCCGATTGCACGGATGAATAGTTTCCGTTTTGTAGTGCAGTTTCCAGCGATTGACCGCCCGTGTTCTGGGAATAAACTTGTTGAGCATAATCCCATGCCCCTTCTTCTTGATCTGATGCGCTTGAAAAATTTAGACCAAACGCAGATGCGACTTGATCCCAAGTTCCTTGCGTAAACTGAAATAGTCCAGCGGCACTAGATGGCTGCGAGCCGGTTGGAATTGGAAAACCATAACTATCAGTCGAATTTGACGACAAATCTGCGCCGCCGTTGCCTAGAAACAATCCGCCGTTCGAACCGCTTTCGCCTAAAGCTAAAGCAGATAAAAAGCTTTGTTGAACGCTATCGTCTGGATTATAGGCGACTTGAGCTGTATTGGACATTTAACCCGCCATAGGGTTAAATTGACTTTCCAGATTTGCGAGCTCCTGCGCGGCAGACGTCGCAGACGGATTGGCAGTCACGTTTGTCGATGTGCTAGAGCTAGCTCCAATACCAAGAAAACCGCTGTTGTTTGACGTTGAAGTCGTCGTTATCGGCGGCAAAGACGCTACAGATTGTAATGCAGAATACAAAGATTGCTGCGTTTGCGCCGATAAAACGGCGGGCGCAATCGTTGTTTCGGTTTGATTGTTGGACAAAGTCTCGGCCAAATCAGTGCTGGCCCAAGTATTGTTATTAGTCACGCTAGCGTTAGCGTTTATTTGATCTTGGGCTGTTGACGCCTGCGCTGCAATAGCCGTTGCAGCCAACTGGTCGCCTGCCGTTCCCTGAGCGCTTTCAGCCGCGTAATAGGCCGACGTCGCTGTCGCATTGGCTTGCGCCACCTGGCCAGTAGAAGACGAATTTCCGCGAGATAAAAGCCAATATAAAGCGGCAATACCCACAAGCCCGCCAATAACAATAGCAGGATGAGCTTTAGCATAATCAAATGCCTTCGAAAAAACGCTCATGACTTTATCCCGTTGTTCTGACGACAGCTTGAACAAGCGTCGATCCTAGAATTTCGTTCAAAGCTTCTGGGTCAGTCAATCCTTGAAGATTGATCGTCGTCGGCACGACTTGAGACGTCCACCATAGAGCGCCGTCTGCATATTGCGCCGCGCCGCCGTAAGACGCATACGGTCTCGATTGCGCGACGATGCCCGCGCCGATAGGGTTGAACAGCAGCTTGCCGAAATTCTGTACCGTAGCCGCTGCGCCGCGATCATAATAGGGCGTGACGACTTCGATCGGCTGCGCGGGATAGATCGGCGCGACGTTCGGCATTGTGCCAGCGGGGCGAATTTGAGCGCCCGAGCCCGGAGCCGGCATACCCCGTTGCGCGTTCGCGGGCGCGGCCGGCTTAAAAAACGATCTCTGCCCTTTCGTCGGCCGCACAGGCAGGCGCGGCGTTTGCGCCTCATTGTATAGGCTCCCTCGCCCCACGGTTTGACCGCCGCTTCCGACCGCTGGAAAGCCGCGCTGAGCGTTCGCGCCAGAGGTAGGATTTTGAAACGAGTTGGAAAGGCGGAAAACCATGGGTTAAGCCTTATTGCGAGGACCCAAACCCATAGGCTTGAGACGTCGGATAAGAAAGATTGAGCGTCGCAGACGCGCCCGTCACTGGACTTTCTGCAACGCCTAAAGAATTACCAAACCCAGACGCGAGCGACTGGACGACGCTTGTCGTATTGGCCTTGTTCGAGACCAATACAGACACAATTGCTAAACCAATCACGGCTAGAGCAATAGTTACGACGGCTTCGACCATGGCGTTCATCGAATTTAATCCTTTAAAATGATGAAAACGTGTTAGCGCCTAAGTTACCATTGCTTGCCGATTTTGTCACGGGGTTGACCGCTGCGGCGATGATGTTCGACAAAGTCGATCCAGCGGCCTGGATAGCTTCCGGCGCTTGGGACTTTTGTCCAACAATCACAGAAATGATTGCGACAGTAATAACACCGCCGACGATGGCTAATACAGCTTGTAAGGCGTCATTCATATGAAAACCTCAAATGCTGAAAGTGCTATTAGACGAAGCGGACAAATTTGACAAACTCGATTGAGCTGTAGAAACAGGAGAAGATGAACTGGAAGAGCTTGTAGAATTAGAACTAGAACTAGAACTAGAAACGCCAGCGCCCGAAGATGACACGTTTTGAACGCCTGCCAGTATTGCCTGATAGTTGTTAACGATCAAAACAATAATAACCAAGCCTAAAAGTAACCTAGAAGGCGTCTTTAGACCAGGAACAAAACCAATCGCGCCAACGGCAAATATGGCGGCGGCCCATACAACAAAAGCCGGAACGTCAGTCGCAAGAGCCGAAAACAAAGTCGATTGACTGCCTCTAATGGCGGCAATGACTAAAACGACTCCAATTAAGAGTGCGACAATAATCATAACAAGCCGCCAAATAGAGGCGCTAATTCGCTAAACAAATTCAATCCTTGAGACACGCCAGACGCGACACTATTCGTTGACGTCGTAGATGCAGCCGTGTTCCCCCAAAGTACGCTCGCATAGGTCGATAGCCGTCCTTTTGCCGCTAAGTACAAAACAAAAGCGGCAAGTAACGCGGCGGCTATAAACCCAGACTGTGACATTTCTCAAGGGAGATATTGTGTAAGCTGCGGAAAATACTTCGCCATCGCATAACCCACGGCGAGCGCGATCAGAATAGTCACCCAATGCCATTTCATCACAGATGTTCTCCTTAGATCATTTCCGCCGCTGTTGCGGAAATAGAATGAATGATGAATACCCACGCAATGGACATCAAAATGATGACGCCAATTAACGCGAATAGATGATATAAATCGAGCGAGCCGACAAATGGAGCCGACAAAATCGAAGTAATGTCATCCCATATCGACATAAGCTTAGCTCCGGTTTAGCCGCCCGAGGGGATAGAGCCGCCCTGGTTGACAAGGCCGATGATCGAGAAAGCTTCCCAGCCATACAGGATCACGGCTCCCGATCCGCCGACGCTCGACGGATTGATATTAAGCTGCATGTTACCGAATTGATTCGTGTCAATCGGTCGATGACGAAAATCCAGGTAATACATTCCGGCCGAGAAGTCGTCGCCTAACACTTGTCGATCCATAAGCCCCAGCATTTTGGGGTTCAGGTTCAAGACGTTGGTAAAGTTCGCCGACGTTAGATTGATATAGTTAATGTCAGAGCCGTTGACATTAAGCGTGCCGTTGTTGTCGTAAATAAAGAAGACGGACTGATAGGTCCTGGCGTTTACAAACGCGGCGCTATTGTCCTGGTTAGCGACCGGAAGCGCCGACGCCGAATTGTACAGCGTATACGCCGTTCCAAGATCGAGATTGGGCAAGATAGGAACCATGCCGCCGTTGCTCGCCACGCGCGGGAGCTGGTCCAGATAGTTCTGAGTGACCTGCATGGTAAAGTTAGACAGCGACGCGAGATCAGTTCCGCCAGACTGATAAACAGCCAGAGTCGGGTCCGCGGTCGAGCTGACAAACATATTGGGGTTCAGCGTAATCTGAACCTGCATGGTCGCTTGCGTGACGTCGGCATAGATCGCACCGCGCAAGTCGCTGTCGTTCTGACAGAACGGAATTTCCAGGCAAAAATCAATTTCGCTGGAAGCATTGGCCGCAATCGTCGCTGGCGCATATTGGATGCGATTGTTATTGTTGCCATAGCCAAACGGCGTATCAGTCGTATAGGCTGAACCGAAAGGTGTGCGACGCTTGGCGGATGCGACGCCGGTCAGATGCCAGCCGGTTGTATTGATACGCTGATTGTTGCCGAGATCAGAAAAGATGACGTTCGAAACGAGATTGGCGAGACCGAGCTTGGTTAGAGTTTGTGTCGTAGAAGCGCCGGCCGTGATCGTCGCTTTGAACTGTACGATGATCCGCTTAACGAGACCAACATTTCGAAGATAGAAGGTCAGAACCGAACCTGGAGTTGGCGACGCCGCATTAGGCGGGTTGAGCTGTTGCCACATATCGATCGCGGGCGGAAAATATGCATTTCCGACCATGCCGCCGCGCAAAATCAAATTGCGAGCCGCTGCATTTTGAGCCTGAGGATTGCTCGAAGAGGCAGAAGTCTGCGCGGGTTGACCGGCCATAGCTATAGTCTCCGTGATCTATTGTTGAGGAGAGATGAGAGAAAGAAAAATAAGCGCAAACATGCACATAAGAAAAACCGTCAACCAATTGAGCGGGTTGCTTATGAGATCGATGTTTATGAACTTGTCCACGGCTCTAGTAACCGCCTGAATTGTTGGACACGCCGTTTGTGGAGGCGTTTCCCATCGCCATCATGGCGAGCTGATACACCGCGCCCACGATCAAAAACGCACCGAACGCCATCAGCGGCACGGTGATCAGGTTCGGAATATTCCAGGCGATAAGGGTGCGGTCCATGGGCTATCGAGCCGTCCTTAAACTAAGACGACTTATGATAAGCATAATTTATGGAACCCGCAAGGGTCTATACCAAAGTCCAATTACGCGGCGACACCGCTCTAAGAGCTTTCGCGATCTCAGGAGGAGGCGGAACAGGACTTAGCGTCGTGCAAGTCTTATTTTTGGCATCGTACCAATAGCACCAGTAAGGCGGAAGCGGACGCTCGACGTCGCCATGCTTAAACAAACCACGAATAACAAGCCAATCTCTCGGATCTTCAATTCCGTAAAACATACGGAATTGACTTTCCGAAAACACTTCTCGGTCGCAATCGACCGGCCTTTGTGTGCAGGATATAACAGGTATCCGCTTTGATCGACCTTGACGAAGGATCGCTTTGAATGCTGCTTTTTGAGGAATTAGACTTACCTCATCAACAAACAATCCAATATTTTCTTTTTTCCAGACTTTCCAAAGCCAATATTCTAGTTGTTCCTCTTGACCTGGTCTAACCTGCATGCGGTAAAACCCAAGTTTACCGGGCATCGATCCTAATTTCAGATCGCGCATGGGAGGCGTACCAACCAAGTCCCAAAGCTCCTCATCCTTAAAATCTATCGCGATCCAAGGGCGCTTAGCAAAATTCTGTTTGGTCAAAACCCAAGCGCCGCCGACAGTCTTGCCCGACCCCGTAGGACCTATGACGACGGTTCTATCGGCGGCTCCAGGTAGTACAATGCTCATTCTGCGTCGTAAGCTTGAGGTTGGATGTCTGTCACGACAGCGTGCAACGGCTGTACATTAGACGATCTACGCCGCTTAGACCGGCCGGCCTTAACAGATAACGCGACGACGCGAGGACCAAACACTTGAGCCGACATGCCGCCGAACGCGAGCCAATCGAGGGTTTTTTGCGTTGTCTCGACAGAATAGTGTCGAGCGACTTTTTGCGCCGCGCCAAGCCAAGACGACATTTCGTCTTCGCCAATCGCGATTTCCTCGTGTCCCGTTTGAAGGGCCAACATAGTCGATATTCCAACCAACATGCCGGTAAAAGCGCTCAAATCCAGCGCGACGTTTTCCTTTTTCGTTCGGGTTCTGGCGCCGGAGGCGGAGCCGCTTCCGGTTCGCTCACCGCGGGGGATACCAGCGTCGGCTCTGCGCTTTCGCTTTCGGACGGGAGGCTCTTCGGGAGCTGCGATGTCAATTGCTCCAGGGTCGATAGCATATCCGTAATCGTCGCTTCCTGCGCCGATATCTGGGTCGCTTGATCCGATATTGTTGCGTGGCACGTGTCTAGCTCCGCTCTCAGTTGACTTATAATTTCGTCGCTGGACGCTTCAATAGCGGCGACTTGTGTTTCGGCCGCGATCTCTGCTATAGCGATATCGCGCTCCGCCTCGATCTCTGCGACTTCTACAATTGCAGCCGATAAATCTGGTGCGATCTCTGACGACGCCGAATTATCGTCCGTCGTCTCTTCTGTGATTATGGTAGTCGTCAAGGCGTTTCTCCAGGCTCAATAGGCGATCCGTCAAAATCGCTATTTGCATTTCCGCCGCTTCCAGCGACCCGCAAGGCAGGTATGGGTTGACCTGTATCCTGATATTCAACAGCGATAGCTCCGCGATATCCACCACAGGTACAGGATTTAAGCGCTCGCACGTCGGCGCTAAGTGCATCGATTTTTGCATTGATTTGCTCAGCCTCGTTTGCAAATTTGATAATTTTTTCGACAGAACCGTCACTTGTTATTTTAGCGATAGCTTCCCAAACTTCAGGCGGGATCAATGCTTTGATCATCATCGCCATGCCGTTCGGCGGCGCGCCAGACTTTTGTCCAATCATATTAAGGCGTCCTGTAATAGGCGTTGACTGACAAAGTACCGCCCGGATTGGCCGTACCGGTCACGTTAACGAGCATTTTTAATCCGTTTTGGAAACGAATGCTAATGTCGTTTAACGATGCCATGAGATAATTTATGGTAGAGCTATTATTTCCGCCGACGTTACCTTGGAAAACATTCTGACCGCTTCCGTCCTGTAAAGTGACCAGCGCATTAAATGATCCAGATGCGACCGACACAATGCACGCGAGATTTAAATTCTCAAGCGTGCCATTCACACCAGCCGGAATAACCTGCGTCGTTCCGGCGACCAAGGTCGCAGAGGCCTGTATAGAAACCTCTTGCTCTCGTGACGACGGTACAGCAATCGGCGGCGGTAAAAAGTTCAGCACGCCAAATCGCGTAACGTCTTGCGATTTTTCATTGAGCGCCAAAACATAAAACTGCGTTTGAGAGGTGAATACCTCAAACGTGGTCGCTGGCGCATAAGCCGGAATAAGATAGCTCTGAGACGTATCTGGAAAAATAAATTGGACGTCCGATCCACATTGTGAATTGTCGATAGAGATCGCGACTATTTGCGATATCGTTTGAGCCGCCAATCCACCTAAGGAGATATAACAACAATTGTTAGTTCCGCCCATAGTCGCCCAGTCAATTTCGACGGGTACGATGGATTCTCCTTCAACAGCATCCTTATTTAAGAGACACGGAATTGCCACGAGGGGAGACGGATAATTGGTCGCGACCGGAACCTGGATGCCCATGATCTCTAATCCTGATAGGGGATGCCTAAATCGACATAGTCTGGTTGATCTTCTAACATGGATCGCGCTTCCTCCCAAGCGTCAGCGCCGCCAGCGGCGAGGAACTCTCGATGAGGTAACGATACGCAGTCCGACCCGCCGAGCTTTGGTCGCGTGATAATGTGACCGTCACGCCAGATATGTCCGGTCCGCTTGTTTCGATAGTCAAACGATATGTTTCGTTCGCTTGTGATCCAACGTCCTGCACTGTCTCTATCGTTCCGAGCAAGTGCAAGTTTAAGGCCGATAAATCCTGGTACAGGGACAGCGACAGAGGGATACGATATCTCTCGTAAACCGGCGACTGCATTCGATAAAGCTTCAAAATCACGCCAAGCTCTTTCAAAACTTTCAGTGCGGCCGGGTTCCTCGAAAAATTTCCCTGATAGTCCACGGCTTTTCTTTTTTCTCAAAGCGGGACACCAATAAAGCCCCGGTTGCACGATAAATAATCCGTCAAGCTTTTGATATTCCCATTGACCGAGATCGTCGCCTATCGGGAGATCAATCGGGTCCAAAGAATATACCGCATCGGTCGCAATCATAACAATGCGACCTGGATTTAACGCGATAGCGTCGTTTAGCTTAGCTCTTGTAATAGCGGTGATGAGCCCCGCCCAGACCATATTCGCAAACGCTCCATTTCCCTTTCGCTGAGCAAGCTTTCCGTACAGACTGTTAATCCCCAATTTGATTGGGTATCCGGGTCCGGAGCTTCCAATAGAGCGCCTGTAATTGTACAGCTCTTCAACCCAATTAAATTGCTTACACGTGCATTCCGTTTCATAAATCCAGCCTCCTTTATATTTAATCTTATGGCCTAACCGCTCGGCACTTTTGATCTCGCATGACCAATAAATACCAAATCCCTGATATGGCCAATATAAATGGCCCTCTTTAGACCTTACAGGCAATCCGCATAAATCACCATATTCAGCGTCTCGCTCAGGTAATTTCTTAAACGACACTGCGGCGATAAATAATCCCCCATGCCGGCGCAGATCGCTCGCGCTAGCGGGTTGCCATCTACCATGCTCGATGCAGGGCAATTCGCACATTGCAGCCGGATAGGCGCTTCGAATGTCGTATTCATGGACGTCTGCATTGATCGACCCCGTTCTAGTTATTTCAAACCTACCGCCATAATAGGCCATGTTCGCCATATCTATAACGCCAGATGGTATCAAAGACGTTAATTCACGCGCTTTGGGCGTTTTGTGTGCAGCGTGCATAGCCGCCGCCAATTTTCCAGCCCCCGACCAGGTCTTAGGCCGAATACCCGCGTCGTAACAATACTCGCGCAAACGCTCCATTAAAGCCGCAAGATATCTACACTCTAATTCGCAATAGTCCCTAACTTCCTGGTCGATCTCGGTAAACTCAGATCGAGAGTTTTTGTTAGTCTGTATCCGTCTAAGGTCTTGTTCGGAACATACCTTAAATTCCTGCAATACTTTAACGAATGACTTTTGAAAAAACCCAAATACTTCCCATATGGTCCGCGTCGATTCTTTGATCGGTATGCGATGCTCTTTACCGTTTTCGTCGCGCACGATCTCAACGCGCCTAACTCGCAAGTAATTCTTAGGCAAATAATCTATGTCAAATTCTTTATACCAAACAAACGGAGATTTACCTTCTCCAAATATCTTAGGTTCAAACAAACGGCGTTGCTGCGTTTCCGATAAATCCCGAAGGATCATCGTTACATCATAGCCAAATGAGAACCCAACATATATTGCGTTGCGCGGTGCATCGCATATAAAATTAAGCAGACTATAAGTAGACAGATGATCGTCAGATATAATATCTCTGTCACCCATTCTAAATAGCTTATAAAGCTGTCTACCTTTATCGTCAGTTCCGCAACCTTCTCCGTCGCATCCGACGAAGGGACGGTTATAACTTCCTCGATAGGTAGCGTCATGAACTCTTTTGTTTCGTCGTGTGACATCTGGTAACCCCTTTTCTTTCTGGCGTGCGCGATAAGCCGCCGTGTGGGCCGCGGTCATTTGTAGCTCAGTGATAATACAGCCATGGCATTTCCTCCACGCCAGCTTGTTCCGTCAACATTTGCAAATATGGTATGCCTTTGGACATATAAGTACCGTTTTTCATTTGTTTCTTATATAAACGGCGCGCCGCGTTCCAAGTCTCTCTATATTGTGTAAAAGCCTTATATCCATTAGTTCTTGCAAAATCTATAACGTCATCAATGTCGCGTTCTATATTATTATATCTTCGTCCCCACTGTCGTATAGATTTTATTTGCGCCGACGTTAATCGAAATTCTTCGATCTCGCGCTCGCGTCTTAAAATATGCTCTTGCGGTTTATGCCCACGCGCCGCCTGGCGCGTCTTACCTTGGGCGATGGCCCGAGCAATGCGGCGATCGTATTCCGCCTTATAGTCCCTAACGCGAGCCATGACCTATAAAAGCCTTGGCGTTGTAGGTTTAGCGGCGCGCAAATATCTGCGGTCTTGAGATTTGCGGACGTCGTCCCAAAGGCAAGCGTTCGCAATCCTAATAGATTGATCTTCGTTTTGAGTTGCTTCGAAGCATCTGTTAGCGGCGAAAAGCCATAATTGCTTGCGCCGTGGCGTATCCGCGAGACCTGTATACTCGCGAATATCTTTAATCGACCAACGGTCCATTGATAAGCCCCTAGCGCCACGCTTGTGCTCATCATCGGCCCCCTTGGTTCATACAGTCAAGTCGTTGAAAACATTAAATGTTTCTATGTGGATAGAGCATACCGATAGAGGCGCTCTATCCACATAGGCTAGGTCTATGGCTTAGACGATAGCTATAGATTATTTCTTGGACGGCGGTGGGCCTTCCAGGGCGGCGGGAGCTTCAGAAGCGAGTAAAGCGGGCGCGGTAGCAGGGCGAGCCCTGGACAAACGCAATCGCTTCAAGATAGCCATCTCGCGACCATCATTATACGCCTCCGCAAAAAACTCATACGGAATAGGCTTTCCGGTCGCCTCAAGACACACGTCATAATCGATCTCGACGTTTTTGAGCGCGGAATCTGCCGCAAACATCGCCATGACGATATCCGCATAAGCGCCAGGCGGATACACAGAGCTAGTATACGTAATCTCGCCGGTTACATAGCTTTCGGCCTCGAAAGAGCCCTGCAAAACGACGGACGTCAAAATCTTGCCGCCAAATTCGTTTTCCTTCTGTTCCGCGCCGGTCGCCACGCCATAGACGCGGCCGATAATGACCTTTGTTCCTTTCCCCTTAGAAACCACTTCGGTCATGATCCAGTCAGTCGAGGGTATAAGGTGTTTGTTGGCGAAACCGCGACGGGCGCGGGTTCCCACGGGAGCCACGCTCGCGGCTTCGGAAGTCGATTGTTCAGACATATTAGGTTCCTTGATTTACTGACCATCGTCAGGCATCGCGTTACGATGCGACAGGACGTTAGTCCTGTTTCGGTCTATCACAATAAGAATCAATTAAGCAAACAATTCCATTTTCATCATACCAAGGATCGGTATCGGTTGAAATATTACTCGCTTCGCCATATTCATGGGCCATAAAATGAACTTCATAACCAGGTGGATATTTAGATAGCAGTTCAATTAGGTCTAAGACTGTCATTGCTATTCTCCTAATATCTGATTTGCCATGTCTATAAACGGAACATTAAAGTGCGAAGTCTCTCACTGTCCATTTTTTCGGGTACGTAAGCAAAAACCGTTTTTCCTGAAACTCCCGCCAAAACGCCGTAATGGCGCAACGTCTTAAAGACGCGTTTAGCATCAACATTTGTGATAAACGTAACTGAGACTTTAGCAGGTATCATAACGATTATTCGCCCGATATCTGAATGTAGTCGGCTTCGCCGATTGAAACGTCGCCTTTGACAAGTTCTATTTTTGTTGGTTGTTTTCCGTCTGGAAGCCAGACTTCTAAATCTCTTAAACTAATATAATTACAATTTACCACAATGTCTGTTAAAGCCAAATAAAACTCGAATCCGTTTAGAAGCTTTGCCATGTTGTGTGCCCTTCAATCTGATAATTATTTATAGACTGAGAATTTAATTTGTGCAATAAGAGTGAGCGGAAATTAGAAGGGAACGACTATGAAAAATTTTGATGGCGATGGGAAAGACGATTGGAAATATTTATGGGCGGGAGCCGCTTGGATGGTCATAGAGATTGCTGTAGTCGCAGCGTTTTTCGGGGGGATTACTTTGCTTTTGATGGGAGAGCGGTAAATGATAATATATACTATTCAACTAAATGATCAGATAATTAAGTTTACTACAAGTAGAGATGAAGCCCACGATTATGCAGTAGATTTAATGCACAAAGAAAGGTATGGAAAAATATATACTATAGCAACATGGCAAACTATGGCTAGATATTATTATGACAGATCAGGCAAAGTACATTATCCTATAAATGGTGATTAGGCCTCCCCCCTAGCGCCGGAGGGGGTTTAAGAAAAAAGGATCGCTAAAATGCAGTTCGATTTTGGATATGGTCTAGTAGACGCTCATCAACATGAAAACGGAGGCGGATGGGTTGCAAATAGCGCAACGGTTAGCGATACAGCTTATGTTGAAATAAACGCTTGGGTGTATGGCAATGCTCGGGTGTTTGGCAAGGCTCGGGTGTCTGGCGATGCTCGGGTTTCTGGCAAGGCTCTAGTGTTTGGCAATGCTTGGGTGTTTGACAATGCTCGGGTGTATGGCGATGCTCGAGTGTTTGCCAATGCTTGGGTGTCTGGCAATGCTTGGGTGAATGGCAATGCTCGGGTGTCTGGCGATGCTCGGGTGTATGGCGATGCTTGGGTGAATGGCAATGCTCGGGTGTCTGGCGATGCTCGGGTGTCTGGCGATGCTCGGGTG